CTTTCGAGCAACTGACTGACGCATGCATGGGGGGTGTGGTATACAAAGTGCACAAAAAAATCAGAAAGGAGACAAAAAATGGCAAAAAGAGCAAAGTTTTCGGCAAAAAACGAAAAAAAGAAGCTACAGTTGATTGTCTCCAATCTGCCGGAGGAACTTCAGAAGATCACAGAAGGTTTGGTCGAGGATGCGTCCTTCATGGCAGAGCAGTTGGAAAAACTCCGGGCACACATTGACGCGAACGGTTGGTCCGAGACCTATCAGAACGGAGCGAACCAAAGCGGGAAGAAAACTTCCGTGGAGGCGGACTCCTACATCAAGCTGCAGAAGAGTTATGCAGCCATCATCAAACAGCTTACAGACTTAATCCCAAGGAACGACGAAGTGTCATCGGCGGCGACAGAGATTATGGACTTCCTGGGGAAGAAGAAAAAATAAATGAATTATCCGAGACTGTACTTGGAGGCGATCCGCGCCGGAGAAGAAGTGGTATCAGAGAAGGTGCGAATCGTCTACGAGCGAGAAGTAGGATGGATGGACGATCCGCCGGAGGACTTTCCGTACTACTTCGACGAGGAAGAAGGAGAACGGCACATCGAATTTGTCGAGCGGTTCTGCAAACAGAGCAAGGGCAAGTTCGGAGGGCAACCGCTCCGGCTGGCACTCTTCCAGAAGGCAAAGTTCCAGCTTGTCTACGGGTGGCGGAGAAAAGACAATCATCTTCGCCGGTTCTCGGAAGTGGTGGACATCCGCGGACGAAAATGTGGGAAATCAACAGAGACGGCGGCGGCAGAATGGGATGCACTCTTAAACGACAAAGAGGCAGGTCCGGAGATTTACTGCACCGCAAACAAGAAGGATCAGGCGAACATCATTTACGCAGAATGCGTGAATATGAGGCAGCAGTCACCTTCTTTGAAAGCCATTACCAAAAAACGGCAGTCAGACATTTATTGTGATTACAACATGGGATTCATCAAATGCCTGGCATCCGATACATCCACCATGGACGGACTGAACCCGTCCTTTTTTAGCCTCGACGAGTGGCATGCCATGAAAACATCGGCTTTGTTTGATGTCATGGTGCAGGGCACTTCGATGCGAGAGCAGCCATTAGCATGGTTAATCTCCACCAATGGATTCGTGCGGGAAGGATTCTTCGACTCACATTACAATTACGCATCGCAGGTGGCTCTTTGGATTATCCAGGATTACACCGTCCTGGCATTGATCTACGAGCTGAACAACCGAAACGACTGGCAGGATCCGGCGCACTGGCCGGAAGCAAATCCGGGACTCGGAGAGATTAAGTCCATCAAGACTCTGACGGACTTCGTGGAACGAGCAAAGAATGATCCGGCATTTCTGCCGACGGTCATGACGAAGGACTTCAACCTTCCGGCGACGGAATTTGCATCATGGCTGACCTTCGACGAGCTGGTGAATGAAGAGACGTTCGACATCTCGAAAGTTGAACATTCTTACGCGATAGGAGGATGCGACTTATCGGCGGTCGGCGACTTGACGTGTGCAACCTTAATCGTCCGAAAACCGAACGACAATCGGGTATATGTGCTCCAGAAGTATTTCATCCCGCAGTCAAAGCTCGATTATTTGGACAAGACGAAATCAAAAGAAGCTCCGTACAAATTATGGGCGGAGCAGGGATGGTTGAAGATCTGCGAAGGCGCACAGGTGGATTATTCCGAAGTGACAAAGTGGTTCGTGGAGATGGTCGAAGTACACGATATCCGTCCTCTTTGGGTGTGTTACGATAGAGCACTCTCTGGATATTGGGTACCGGAGATGACAGGTTACGGATTCGACATGGAAAAGACCGCACAAGGTCCGTTTACATGGAATCAGCCGATGCGGGAAATGCAGGCGGCTTTTTCAGAACATAGAGTGGTATACAACAACAATCCAATCTTGCGGTGGTGCCTGGCAAACACGGCGAAGAAATCAACGAAATCAGACTCAATCGAGATGATTCAGCCGGTAAAAATACAGCAGAACCGCAGAATTGACGGCATGGTCTCCCTGCTGAATGCGTGGGTAGGTTACGTCAAACATTTTGACGAGTATATGCCGTTTGTGAGGTGACAAAGTGAAAGAACGAAGAAGTATTCTTGATCTGTTCAAACCGGTGAAGAAAGAACAGACACAAACCTATACGGAGTTCAAGGAACTTGGAACGTACAAATCGTACTTCGGGATCTTTGGAAACGATATCTTTGCATCGGACGATGTAAGGACCTGCATCCGTACACTCTCGGAGCACACTTCCAAGGCGAATCCAAAATGCAAGAAGGATAAGAGGATTGAAAAGATCCTACAGCTGTCCCCGAATAAGTACATGAACGGAAAGGACATGCTTGCAAAGACAAGGAATATCCTCGAAATCAAGAACACGGCATTCATCTACATTGAGAGAGACGGATCCGGAAGAGCAATCGGATTTTATCCGGTACCATACCGTACCTATACGGCAGTGGAATACAAAAACGGATTATTTGTGCAGTTCTATTTCAACGGAACGGCAGCAGATGAACTCGTGATTCCATGGGAAGATTTGGTTGTACTCCGGAAGGACTTTTTGTATTCAGACATCGGAGGAGAGGACAACAAACCGTTAATCAATACGCTGGACGTGGTGAATACCATGGACAAGGGACTCGAAAATGCGGTTAAAAGTACGGCAAACCTTCGCGGAATACTGAAATCCACGAAATCGATGCTGTCCGCCGAAGATATCAAGAAGCAGAAAGATACATTCGTTCAGGATTACATGAATCTGGAGAACGAGGGCGGTATTGCTTCACTTGACGCGACACAGGAGTTCAAAGAAATCAACCTGAAACCGACAACAGCGACCGCGGACGAAGCAAAGGTATACAGAGAGAGGATATATCGGTATTTCGGAGTCAATGAGAAGATCATCGAATCAAATTACACGGAATCCGAGTATGATGCATTCTATGAAAGCCGAATTGAGCCGTTTTTGGTGGCTTTATCGCAGGAATTGACACGAAAACTGTTCACAGAGCGAGAGATTTCTTACGGAAATGAAGTTTGGTACGAGTCAAACAGACTCCAGTATGCATCCGCAAAGACAAAAATCAGCATGGTGCAGCTGGTGGACAGAGGTTTGATTACTCCGAACGAATACAGAGAACTCTTTAATTTGGCACCGTATGAAGGCGGAGACGAATTTGTCTTACGACTTGACACGGCGAAAACCGGAGACACCACGGAAGGCGAAAGTGAGGAAGAAGAAAATGGCGATCAAGGACAATAGGGAGTATCGGAACATTCCGATGCATAATTTTGAAACAAGAAAGGCAGAAGAAGGCAAAGAACCTTCGTACATCGTAGAAGGATATGCTTCCACGTTCGACGAATATGTTCTCTTTGAGTACGACGGAATCCAGTACAAAGAACAGATTCTTCCGGAGGCATTCGAGGATTGCGATATGTCCGATGTTATCTTCTGCAAAGACCATTGCGGAACGGTATTCGCAAGAACGAGAAATCATCTCTTGGAACTGTCGATTGACGATCATGGTCTGTTTACAAGAACGGATTTGTCCAAGACAGCATCCGCAAGAGCAATGTACGAGGAAATCGATACAGGAATGTACGATCAGATGTCTTTCGCGTTCGTGGTAGATGATGACGAATACGACCAGAGAGAACACAAAAGAATCATTCGTCATATTGCAAAATTATATGACGTATCAGCGGTATCTTTCCCGGCAAATCCGGGTACAGATATAGGAGTGGCTACACGAGACTACTTCAACGGAGTGATTGAAGCGGAGCGGGCGGAGAGACTTGCGAAAGAAGAAGCCATGAAAGAGATTAAAGCTCGTTATTGGGCGGAAAGGAAACAGTCATGAAAGAAGTAAAAGACATGACCTTGGAAGAGGTCGAAGCAAGACTCGCAGAACTTGACGGTCTCATGAGTCCCGAAAGCGAAGCCGAAGTCACTGACGAAATGACCGAAGAAATGAGGTCACTCCAGGAACACAAGGCAGAACTTGTTGCACTGGAAACGAGAAAGGCACAGGCAGAGGAAATCCGTACTGGCAAAACCGACGAAACCGTCGAAGTAATCGAAGAAAGGAAAGAGGTAAACACAATGAAAAAGATTGAAGAGTACAGAAACTCCAAAGAGTACATCGATGCCTTCGCCGAGTATGTAAAGACCGGCAAGGACGAAGAAGTCAGAGCACTTCTCACCACCAATGTTGGCGATGCGGGCGAAGTAGCAATCCCTGATTTTGTTTCTGACATCATCAAAACCGACTGGCTGGAGAGCGGCATCTTAAGCAGAGTTGCAAAAATCTCCGTAGGCGGCAACTACAAACAGCAGTTCGAACTTACTGCAGGCGATGCAGTAATTCATGATGAAGGATCCGGAGCAGTTTCCGAAGAAGAGCTTACGCTCGGAACGGCCACCTTGATTCCGCAGTCTATTAAGAAATGGATCGGCGTATCAGACGAAATCAACGACATGAAGGGCGAAGCATTCCTGAACTACGTTTATAAGGAACTCGCACACAAGATAAGAGTTAAGGCAGAAAGCATTCTTATCGGCAAGATTGCAGCACTTAACACTTCCGCATCCGAGACTGCAGTATGCGCTAAGAAGGTGAAAGCAGGCGCAGCTCTGGGAACCATCGCAACCGCACTCGGCGAACTGAATGCAGAAGCAACCAATCCGATCATTGTTATGAATCCTTCCACCAAGGCAGCATTTAAGGCAGCAGTTTATGCAGGCCAGTTCAACGCAGATCCGTTTGAGGGATTACAGGTTGTTCTCACCAATGCGCTTCCTGCAGTTGGAACCGCAACCGAGAACCAGGTATATGCAATCGTCGGAGACTTCAATTACGGCGCACTTGCAAACTTCCCGAAGGGCGAAGGCGTAGAAATCAAGTACGATGACAAGACCAAGATGACCGAGGACATCATCCGTATTCTTGGACGCGAGTTCATCGCGGTTGAGCCTGTAGCATGCAGAGCATTCGTTAATATTACGAAGCCGGCATCGCTCTAATTCGGAGGTAGCGATATGAGAGGTTCTGTAATTCAAAACTTCATCGATGCACAGACAGGGAAAGCATACAACATCGGAACAAAAGTCGAGTATGCAGATGACCGCGCAAGATTTCTTGCGGAGAAAGGTTATGTGAAACTTGATGACGTGGAGAAAGCGGAGCCTGTCATAAAAGCGGAGAAGAAGGCGGAGGAAAAGGCTACAAAGAAGCCGGCAGTAAAAGCTCCGGCAAAAACGACAAAGAAGAAATAGACGGAAAGGAGCAGGTTATGCCAGACGAAATCTTGAATGAGGAAGAGCAGGAAGAGGTAACGACTCCGGTTAATGAAGATCCGGAACCAACACCGGCTCCGCCGACGATAAGCGACAGAGTAAAACTTGCTCTCCGGATATCTCATAATTTGTTAGATGCAGAAATTACACAGGTAATCACATCGGCCCGTCAGGAATTAGAACGGGCCGGTGTAAGCCATGAAGTCGCTTATTCCGACCTGGAACTTGTGGAAACTGCAATCATCACTTACGCGAAGGAATATTATGCCGGAGAGGTAAGGGATGCGGAACGATACAAAATGTCGTTCCAGTATCAATGTGACTGCATTCGTAAATCCAGTATTACGGTGGAGGAATCCTAATGTATGATTCGATAATTAAGCTCATAAAGGAAACCAAAACGGTAAATAAGTACGGAAATACGATATCAACAAGCACAGAGAGAACGATATTCGCAGAGGTTAAAAGCATCCGACAGGACGAGTTCTATCAGGCGCAGGCCGTAGGACTTAAGCCGGAGATCAAGTTTGTAATTGCGGATTTTGCGGATTACGAAGGCGAAAAGAAGCTGAAATATGCTCCATTCGGCGGAACAGAAGAGGTTTATACCATTCTGCGAACGTACAGAACGAACTATCAACTTGAAATCGTATGTAAACGAGGGATTGAATGAGCGTACCAAAATCGGTTGTCAAAGTGAAGAAGAACGGAGTGGAATACACTTCGAATGTGGATGCGGCGCAGTATTACATTCACGAACTGAATCGGGCAGCATTGCGCGATGTGGGAAAGTTTGTCAAGAAGCGTTTCCGCGAAGCATATTACGAACACTTCACGAGGCATTCCGGAAGAGCAGGGAAGGCAGTCAATTATGCTGTTAAGGCGAGCAAATCGACAACCGCTCCGAGAGTGGAAATCGGTTTGAAACCGAGCAAGATTGACGGATTCTATGCATACTTCCAGGAATTTGGTTCGTCACACACTCCGAAACTCGGATTACTGCGGGGGACGGTAGAAGGTAACATTGCACAGATAGTGGAGATTGAATCGAAGTATCTGTCTGCTCTGGAAGATGAAGCGACAGCATTGTCAATGATTGACGAAAGCGAGTATGACGATGAGGACTAATGACTTAATAGAGCTTATCAAAACGAAATTGAGCACGGTTGCATCCAATGTCTATTACGAAGTGGCGGACGAGGATGCGTTATATCCTCACGTTGTATTCAGCTTTCAGCAGATCAATCTTGGCGATTTATCCCGACAGGATTACGAGCTTGACGTGGATGTCTGGGACAAGGGCGAAGAGACGGAGACGGTCGAAAATTTGTGTGACAGTATCGAACACCTGCTCCACGGAGCGAACCTTCCGCAGAAGAATATACTCCCGACGTTCTATCTGATAGACCGAAGGATATTATTCGACGAGGACAAGGAAATCCGGCACCGTGTCGTGCGGTTTCAAATACAAAATTATGAAAGGTAGGCAAAGCCATGAAAATTACTGGTACAGGCGTAGTTGCTTCCGGAGATTTCAAAGAGGTCAAATGGGTAGGCCTTACGAAAGGCGGAAATGCTATCACAATTAAATTATTCAACGCCATCAACAAAGGTAATATCGATTGGACGATTGCGGAAAAGAACGACATTGTTCCGCAGGTAGAGTTCGAGGCTTGCTACGACAACACCAATGAGGCAGCTTCCAGCACGGAAGAACCGTTCGAGATCTACATCAACGGATCCTTGGTTTCCGGTGCGGATGAAATCGTACTTGGTGCAGGCAAGTTCTACATCAACAATACCTTGGTTGCTTTATCGAGAGGCGGCGGAAAGTTTACCGTGGAGAGAGAGTACAGAGAAATCAATGCAGACGGAGACCGCGGCGCAGTGAAGGGAAGAGTGGTAATGGAAAGCTCCAGACCGAAGATGCAGCTGAATGCGTTGACGATGCTTTCGAATCTGACATCACTCTACAGCTCGTTAGAAGTATCGGCATAAGAAGCAGAAACAAAAGAATGAGAGCGCGGATGAGAGGGGAAACCTTCCTGTCCGTGCTTTTTATATTTCAGGAGGAAAACGGCATGAGAAGTTTGGAAACCGGCGATGTATTCGCATTTGTACGATTGATTGACGAGGTTGGCATCAAAGACCAGCTGAAGAATCTGATTTTATCGAAGGACGATATCGAGAATTTGACAGCGGAATCCTTCGGATATGATTTACTCTTTGCGCTGATTGACGGCGCATCACAGAAGAAGGCAGAAGAAGCCATCTATGAGTTCTTCGCTCCGATCATGGAAACGGATAAGGAATCCATCCGGCACATGGATCCGGTGGACTTTATGGAATCCATCATGAAAATGGCAGATGTGGAGAAATGGAAGAATTTTTTTACATCGGCAGCAAAGTTAATGAAGTCGCGCTCATTGACTTAATGCTTCGCAGGTATGGGACGTTGACGCTCCCTCTCTCCGTGGAGAAATACTGCGAAATCATAATGCTGGCAATCGAAAGCGAAGTAAAAGAAAACAGACGGAAAGAATGGCTCGCTATGATTCCGACCATGATGTTGGCGGGAGAGTACATGACATTCGACGAATATTACGAGAAAGCAACAGGAAAGAACATAGATATGCGTCCGACGGACGTTATTATCGCGGAAATTGACGCAAAGCATGCAGAGGTAGAAAAGAATGGCTCTGGAGATATTTAAGCTCGTTGGCTCTGTATTCATTGATACAGATAAAGCGAACGATTCTTTGCAGAAAACTGATAAGAAGGCATCCGGACTTGCGGAAGGTTTGGGAAAAGCAGGAAAGGCAGCAGGCGTTGCGGCAGCAGCTATCGGAACGGCAGTCATCAGTGCAGGAACAGCCATGGTCGGCATGGCAAACGATGCATCGGCAGCAGCAGACGATATCGACAAGATGTCGCAGAAAATTGGTATCTCTTCCGAAGGATATCAGGAATGGTCCTATATCATGGGCCAGAACGGAATGGATATCGACAAGCTCCAAACCGGAATGAAAACGCTCGTCAACCAGATGGACAAGGTTAAAGGCGGAAACGAGGAAGCGGCGGAGACATTTGCGCAGTTAGGTGTCGAGGTTCTGAATGCGGACGGAACAATGCGTTCGCAGGAAGAAGTTATGAATGACACTATCCGTGCTTTGGCAGAGATGGGAGATTCTGCAGAGAGAGCGAAACTGTCAACGGAGCTGTTCGGAAAAGCCGGAACGGAAATGGCACCGCTTTTGAACCAGGGCGGACAGGCCATTGACGATCTGAAGAAGAGGGCACACGATTTAGGGCTTGTTATGTCGCAGGAAGCCATCGATGCAGGTGTCAAATACAATGATTTGAAAGATGACCTGCAGAAGAGCTTTACGGCAATCAAGAACAGCATCGGAAGCGCAATCCTGCCGATTCTGAATACATTGGCGGAAAAGATGATAGAGTTCATCCCGTCCATTCAGAAGGTCGCAGAGAAAATCGGACCGCTGGCAGCAGATTTTATTGATAAGCTCTTACCTCCGTTGATGGAAATGGCGGAGCAGATTCTTCCGGAGATATTGGAGGCAGCAGGGGAACTGATTCCGGCACTGGCGGATATTACGAACGAGCTGGTACCGGTTATCGTGAGCTTGTTGAAAGAACTGCTTCCGGTAATTTTGCAGTTAATCAAGGACGTGCTTCCGGTTATCGTAGATTTGACAAAGATGCTGACTCCAATCTTAACAATGGTTGTACAGTTCCTGGCACCGATATTAAAACTGGTGCTGCAGTTGGTAAGTCCGCTTTTGACATTGGTTATGCAGATTTTAACTCCGATTTTGGAGTTAATTACGACTATTTTGACACCGTTATTCGAGCTTTTAACGAACATTTTGACACCGATTTTCAATGTAATCAGTGCTATTTTGAGTCCTTTAACCTCGTTAATCGGTGCAATTTTGGAACCACTGTGCAGCCTTTTAGGAGTTTTATTGGAGCCGTTGATAAAATTACTGAATGCGATTCTAACGCCGCTCTTTGCCCTTATAGAAGCGTTCTTCAACTGGGCTTCGCCGATATTCAAGAAGGCGTTTGATTGGCTTGGCGGATTCTTCAAGTTCCTGGTAGAAGAAATCGGAACGGGACTGACGAATGCATTCCAGAAGTTCGGAGACTTCTTCAAGAATTTGTGGAGCGGCATCACAGGAGTGTTCAAAGAAGCAATCAATTTTATCATCCGCGGAATCAATACTTTCATCGAAGGATGTAATAAATTAAAACCTCCGGCATGGCTGACGAACATTACCGGCATGACGGGAGTAGAGTTTAAGACCATTCCCTTACTGGCAGAAGGCGGAAACATCGAGGCAGCAGGACGTGTAATCGTCGGCGAGCGCGGACCGGAGATTTTGAATCTTCCGAAAGGCGCGAGGGTATCTCCACTCGGAAAAGAGAACATCGACTATGCGAAGCTCGGAGCAGAGATTGTTAAAGCAATGAAAGAAGCAGGATTCGGACAGTTCGTAAACTACGTTTACGTAGACGGACAGCTCTCCGAAACGCAGGTAGTAAATGCCATGAACTTGGCAAATTATAGATCGGGAGGCAGATAATGGCAGGAATAAAGGATTATCCGATTAAACTTGACGACGTTGTTCTCCCGATCGCTCGCGGATGGAGCGAGGATTGGGGAGACATCGAAGATACAAACACATCAGAAGCCGGAACAGACTTAATCAATACCATGAGGCTGAACAAGCTGACGCTTGGATTAAAATACCGGCTTCCGGGAACGTGGCACGAGATATTCTGGGCGAAAAAGATACAGATTACGCCGATTGTGGTTTCTTTATACAATCCGGAACTGGAAGAGTACGAAACAAGAAACATGAGGCTTCGAAGTTACAAAAAGACTCTCGTGGAAGATTCTGAAGATTGCGACGAGTCGGTAAAGGGAATGTGGGATTATTCATTCAATCTGATTGAATTTTAGGAGAGATTATGTACAGTGTGAGTGCTGCCTTTTTGGAGGCAATTAGAAATCCGATCGTGCAGTATGACCTAAAGGGAACGATAGAAACACAGTCCTTTACGAAAGAAAATGTGCTTTCGGGTTCTTTCAAGATAGACAACCAGTGTTCGGATGATTCGGAAGTAAAAATCGGCACCGTTTACATCGGACAGCTGCAGGCGACATTCATCGGAATGGATCTGGACAGATACACCATCCTAGGAAAAGATATCTCGCCGCAGATCGGAGTGCTTTTAACAAATAATACATACGAATACGTTCCGTGCGGAGTATTCACGGTACAGGAAGCGGAGTGGTCGGCGGCAGGACTTACAGTCAAGGCATACGACAAGATGGCTCTATTAGACAAAGCCTGTTCGCTAAGTACAACCGGAACATTATATCAGCTGGCAAAGACAGCGTGTACGGATTGCGGAGTTGTCCTGGCAAATGCGAACTTCAATAATTTTGTCAACGGCGGCCAAAAGCAGTTTGCCATGTTCCCAAACAATGATATCGAAACTTACAGAGATTTGATATCGTGGGTGGCACAAACGGCAGGATGTTTTGTTACGGCAAACCGTCAGGGCAAGATAGAGTTTAGAGCCTATACGCAGACCAAATCCGATACGATTGATTCTTATCATCGATTCCGAAGCGTAAAGTTCGCGGACTATGTGACGAAGTATACCGGGCTTTCCTGCGTGGATATTGAGGACGAAACAACATCTTATTACCGAGTCCTTCCGGATGACGGTCTGACTTATAATTTGGGTTCGAATCCGATTCTGCAGTATGCGGACAAGGACAATGACCGCCAGAATGTATTGACGGCACTACAGAACATCCAGTACGTACCGTTCCAGATCACAACGGTCATGAATCCGGCATACGACTTGGGAGATGTTTTGGAGCTTCCGGGCGGGCTTGGAGATGCAACAAAGAAATTCTGCATCACAAAGTTTGTCTTAAAGATGCGCGGAGGCATGGACTTATCCGGTGCCGGCAAGAATCCGGCATTGGCAACAGCCAGGTCAAAAACGGACAAAGACATTACAGGAATCAGCAAGAACAAGAAAGATGATCTGATTCAGTATTACAGCTTCACAAACGGAGACGAAATCATCATCGGAGATGGCGAAACAAAGACCATCATCGATATTCGGTATACGGCAATCAAGAAGGCGGTCGCAATTCTGGATGCGGAAATCTTATTGACAGCGGACACGACCGTTGATGATATAACCTATCACGATGCCGTCGGAACAATTAAACATTATGTGAATGAAACGCTCATTCAGGATTATTCCCCGACGGAGATGTGGCGCGACGGAGATCACATTCTGCATCTCTTGTATTACCTGCATATCGACGCGGGTACCGTAAACCACTTCGAATCCACAATGAAGATGAAAGGCGGCTCCGTGACGATCAAAGTCGGCGGAGTAAAGGCATGCATCTATGGTCAGAACTTAGTTGCATCGGATGACTGGGGCGGAATCTTACGGATTACGGAAGAAGTTCCGATGTTCGCAATGAAGAAGATGACCGTTCAAAGCGCAACCGATTCGGCAGCAGTAACCTGCACAGTTCCGGAAATCATTGCGCCGGTAGACGAAGCGGAGCTGTTCTCAATGAAGAAGCTACAGTTTGAATCGGTTGATGACTCGATAGATATGATAGCCATCATTCCGAACAGAAAGACAGAGTCGGGAGTATTGAGAATAACAGAAGATGGAAGCATAAGAAAGGTGGATAGCTGACATGGCAAATGATATCACACAGGTTACAATATCGGGACTGGAAGGAGCATCGGCAGCAGGCGCACAGGATTTATTGGAGATTGCAAAAGTAAACGCACAGGCGGAGACGGGATATGACAGCAAAAGTATCACGATCTCCGTCTTGGCATTGGCCTTGGCAAACAGCATCCAATTCATATCGGAGTTGCAGACAGAGAACAAGACCTTAATTGGAGCAATCAACGAATTAAAACAGCGTGTCGATGCATTGGAGGGATAAAGAATGAAAATTCATGGAAATGTGAAACTGAAACTGAAGGATGCAAGAACGGGAAGAGTGCTCCGGACGGAAGAAGGAGAGAACACCTTCCAGGCAGCAGTTTTGGCAGACTATCTGGCAGCAGACGGAGACAACTCGAACGATTTATACGCGAATACGAGCTTTAAGGCGGAACCGTGGAAATATCTCTGCGGGGGGCTCTTATTATTCAGAGATCAAATCGAAGTCGGTTCAAAAGTAATGCCGGCAGGAAACGTTATGACCGGAAAAGCATCGGCGGGAATCGTAAACAACGGAAGCCCGACGGAACTTGGTTCGTGGAACGATACGCTTTCGAATGCCTCTTTCGACGGCGAGAAGATGCAGATCACACAGTATTATGACTTCACACCGTCACAGGCAAACGGTAAGATTTCCTGCGTATCTCTGACATCCAGAGAGGGCGGTCTCGTGGGATATGGAAACGCAGATGGAAGTTATCCCGGAACGAAGTACGAGCTCGGCAAGATGCTTGGAATCGATTATGGAAACTATGGTACCGGTGCGCTGGGAGTCCTGGCAAAGAATGGATATCGTTATCTGATTACGGTATCGAACGGAGTATTCACGGTACGCGAAACAAGAACATCTGCAATCGTGGCATCCGTATTCTCCGGACTGTATCAAAATTACACTTTTGATTATAGTGCGGAAAACATTCCGAGCGTATTCAAGGAACAGCATCCGGTATTTCATTACTGCGGCAATAATATCATCCGTTTTGTTTGCTACAACTATTATGTAGCACCGAACGATTCGATATATTACGGCGAGTTCAACTGCTCGACCAAAGAGCTGGAGTTCAAGACAATAACAAATACCAGTTCAAGAACGGTATGTCTGTCAACAAATTATTACGATAACAAGCAGGCATCTTTTACGGCAGACGGAAAACTTGTAGCTTGCTATAGCGGAGACGGAGGATATATTCCGATTATCTTCTCACTCTCAAACGGAGCTGTTCTATATGATGGACAGAATGATTTCAATTCGTCCAAAGGTACCTGGAACAGCAACGCATTCGTTCAGGTGACGGAGAAACTGTATATCTTCGGCGGAAGTATTCCAAAGATTTATGATGCGGAAAATGGAACGGTCAAAAAAATAGACTGCAGCAATCTCTCCGGATCTACATCGTGCTCGTTTGACGAGGACATTGCGGCGTATCAGACCGGCGGACGATCCTACAGCGGATATTATTCTTCGCTTAGCTACGTTGAGAGCAGGATAGTCAAATTCCCGTTCTATCTGGCGACCATTTACAATTTGTCCACATCCGTCATCAAAGATGCGACCATGTCCATGGAGGTTATGTATAAACTGGAGGAAGCATAATGGCAAATTTGATTCATTACGACGGGCCGGATAAATGGCGGAAGAGAGTTTGCGAGCTCTTAAACACGGTAGCGGCAAAAATCACGGATGTCAGACGAAACAATGTGTCAGTGGTGGACGATGACGGAATCGCGAATATCGAAGTTCCGGAACTTGGAGACAGCGCGGAAAATGCTTATCCGGGAGATAAAGGAAAAGAAGCATACGACCATTCAAAGCTGACTTCGGGAAATCCGCATAACGTCACTGCTCGCGACTTGGGCCTTGATACATTGCAGGACCAGATCACAGCACTTGCGGAAGCAATCGGTACAATTACGTACTGGGAAAGCCATACACATGGAACTTTAACAGATCACGCATTGGAACCGCTTCAATTTAGAACCACAGCAAAAATATTAGAATATCATTAGGAGGAAAACATGGCACTTATTACAGACTTACCAAGTAAAACAACGCTTCAAAACTCGGATCTGATTGTAGTAGATGACGGAAGCCATACTTACAAGATGACCTACGGAAAATTCAAAGAACTTGTTCCGATGGTAACGAGCTTTACCAAGAACGATACCACAGGAGAGCTTTGCATCACGCTGACGGACGGAACACAGTTAAAGATTGTTCCGCACGATCCGACAAAGCAGGATGAAGATTTATCCACACCGATTACCGTAGACGGAACACAGCAGACAACCGTGGAAGCCTGCCTTGCAGCACTGAACACGTACATCGGAACAAAACAGGACACTTTAACATTTGACAATACACCGACAATCAATTCGAACAATCCGGTGAAGAGCGGCGGCGTATATTCAGCGATTGAAGCTGAAAAAGAAAGAGCACAAAATGTTGAAGCGGGAAAAGTTAATACTGAAGCAGGAAAAGGACTTTCTACGGAAGATTATACAACCGCCGAAAAAACAAAATTGTCAGGTATAGAGGCCGAGGCAAATAAAACAGTTGTTGACGAAGAACTTTCTCCAACCAGCACTAATCCGGTTCAGAACAAAGTCGTTTATGCAGCAATAATGAACCAGGATGAATTCCTTTTATCACAGTTAGACGGAACAGTAGCTACCTATCGAAAAGTAATGAAGAAGTGGTTTGATTACAAGGGAGTCTCCGGAGCATCCGTCGAAAAATTAAATGAATTATGCGATGAATGGTATGAAAAAACTCGTCCGGGATGGGATGGAAGAACAAAATTTGCGCAGCCATCCGTTACTGCAATATCAACCGGAACGAAAGAAGGAGACAATGCAAACATGGTATGTGTTCCGTCTACGGATGCGACTGCTGGACAGGATGATTACGCAGGAAACAATTTGTTCGCCATAACACGCGTAAACTGGGTTGTGGACGAGACAACACTGGATCCGATAGTAACAGCCATCGAAGGAATCACAGAAGGATTTGAAGCAGATAATCCGGATAAATATGTCGGTATAATGCAGATGACGGGATATGTTTATTTTGTAGAGGACACAAACGATTATTCAATCGGATATGCTGATACGCCAGTAAGTTCTCATACAGGAATTGTTCCGTTGGAAGAAGCTGTCCGTTGCGATGGAACAATTCGTAATTTTGTTCTCCATTCCGCATATATGAGCGGAATAAACGGAGAGAAAATGACGGCCTGCTCTGGACAAAAAGTGAGTGCATGGAATTCGCATAATTCGCTGCATACTTTCAGCGGAAAGAACGGAGCACAGTATTCAGGAGGATGCACTTGCGATGATGCATTCTTAAAGATTATGACCTTTATAAAATATGCATCACTGACGCTGGATAACATTATGGCAGGATGTAATAACTACAACGGAGTATATTACGCACAGGTTTCTGAAACAGGAGTAAAGAGGGTAATCGTTCCAAATAATACAATTATAGAGCCGGGTTCTGTTGTGGAAATTGGTGTATATAATGGCTCTTCTGCAGACAGAGGTACAGCGGCAAACTACAGCATTTCGGGAAGCCGAGGTTGCAAAGTCCTGTCAGTGGAAACTGTAACAATTAACGATACCACTTATAAAGCCGTCTACGTAGACATTGATACAGCGTTTGACACAGTTGCAAATGGAAGCGCAGTAAGCGGATCAACCATTATTCAAACATGGCATTGGGCAGCAGGAAGCTGCGATGCGGTAAAGGGAAATGATGGTTCGCCGGTATCAAATACGGATAATAAACATCCATTCAAATTACAGGGCATCGAATGCATGGTAGGCGGATATGAAGTTCTTGCGGATGTGATTATGAGCATTGAAAAGGATGGTTCGGATAACAGCAGATATATTCCATATATCACAAAGAGAAAATCATATCAGGCGACAAGTATAACGGCAAACTATGAAGAGCTGACGGGCCTTGCAATCTATTGTCCGTCAGCAGATTCTTGGCAATATATTA